AACTCTTATTGAATCTTTTTTTAAAGCGTCAAAAATTTCTTTTGGTATTTGTGTTATATCAGCAACAGGTATGAAATTAACAAATACTTTATATGTACCGTGATGTTGACCAGCTTTTGCTTCAACATCTGTAAACCCTTTTTTGTAATAAATATCCGCTAATTTTTTTGTCTCTTCTAAAGCATTATGTGAAAAAAAATCATAGTCTGGTATTTCTATATCTTTATTATAAAATTGGTCTTCTTCCGGTAAAATATTATTAATTGCAGTTCCACCATAACATATTAAATTGTTTAATTTTAAAAATTCTTCTACAATATCTATTATTTTTTGAACCTCTCCTGAGTTTACAATTCGTTTGCCTAATTTTTCTTCTGCTTTATCTACTGCCATACGTAAAATTGCTAACTCACAATCACTAAATTTTAAACCTTTACATACATTTTTTTGCTTCATATAATAAACGAATAAAATATATTATAAAAAAATTGAATAATATAATATATTTAAAAAGTATTGCATAATAATAAATACAATGGAGTTAACAACTATTCCCGAATATATTGAATTTAATAATATTGAGTTAGAAAAAATTAAAGTACGAAGTCTTAAAAGCAGACTAAAAAATGAGTGTAATATATTATATAAAGAACATCACAATGTAGTTATAGATGTTATTCCAGATAAAATAACTTTAACCGCTATGGAAATTACGACTACAAATAATGATAATATAACAACTAGTAAAAAGTCTGTATATAAATTTATACTTAATAATCATTATCCATTTCGTCCACCAGAAATTTATTTAAATAATATTATGTATTCAACTATTTTACAAATGAAAAGCGATTATGAAAAAGAAATGGTTAAAAAAATAAAAGGGCAAGATTGTTTGTGTTGTTATTCTGTGAATTGTAGTGCAAATTGGTCACCTGCTATAAAATTATATCAAATTATTAATGAAATCAAAAGTACTTTAAAATTTAAAAAAGATATTATAAATTTAATGTTGGCTGAAAAAATTAAAAAACAATATAATATTCCTTATGCATATATTGAGAGCTATTTGGTTTAAAACTTATAAATATAATAATACAAATAACAATATTTTAAAGCACTTCGTTATAATAATCAGTTTTTTTTTCATCTTCAAGTCCTCTTAAATTGACTTCTAATCTATATACTTCTTTATATAATACAATTAAAAATGTAGCAGGATTTAAATAACACATTATACCGGCAAAACCCCAACCCACTTTATCTATATAAAAAGGTCCTATCAATGAATTTTTATATATTTTATTTTTTGAATAATTATAATCGTATGAATTTAGACCACGTTTTAAACCTAATAGACACCACGCACTTATTGTTAATCTTGTTATAATTTTTGAATTATTCATTTATAATAATACAAAGTAATATCTTTGTATTATTTTTATAATATATATTTTACTGTTTTATCTAGTAAGTTATTAGCTATAAAATTGTGATTTTGGAAAAATAGTATTACAACCATTACATTTGCATTCGGTTTCATTAATAATAAAAAATCTTCCGGTTAAATTTGGAACTTTTTTTATTTCTTTACATACTGGACACTCCACATTAACGGGATTATCATCATATTTAATTGATAAAGATAAACATTGACCCATATTATATAATTATAATTATGTTTTTAAATTATAATCACGTTATTTAAATTTAATTATAAATTTTATTTGTATATTTTATTTTTAAACACTAAAACTATAATAATCGCTACTGACATCCCGAGTAGAATAATCATAATTTGGATTTTGAGGAATTGGTTCTGGAATAGTAACAGGGGTATATCTTAAATCTGCCGGTTTCAAAGAAAATGCATAACTAGCTCTATCAAAAAATAAAGCGTTCTCCATAAGATAATTATCTACATATTGATAACGAACTGCAACCATTTGACAACCATATGTTCTACATAACATTCCACTAGGGTTTGATGGATTTATTCCTTTATCAGGAAACACAATTGTCATATTTCTTTTATTATATTCTGTTAGTTCATTAATATCTGGGTTATTTTTGACATTATAATAATCATAAACTCTCATAAACATTGAATCGCTTGTTAAATTAACATATTCTAAAAACTCTTGATTTTCTAAAAAAGCATTATTACCATTAATACTTCTCTCTACAATTAGTATTATTTTACTTTGAAAGTCTAACAATGGTTTGCTTCCTATATTTGTACCACTGCTTTCAAAACTATAATCTTTTCCAAGCATTTCAGCATCATATGTTTTAAAAATATCTGCCATTTTTGTATAAATATCTTGATTTGTACTTTTAATACGTAAATGAAGCAATATAGGGTCTGTTGGGTTTGGACACGTGCCACCTGAAAAGGCATAGTCCTTAATTGTTTTCATTACGTCTGCAAAATTTACGGAATTAAATGTTTCTTTAATGTAAAAATCATCTTGTGTACTTGTTGCTACAACTGGTTGATTATCTACTGAATACACTTCAAAGTCTAAACAGCGGACACCTTGTTTTATAACCGCTTTTAAATTACAAATATCGACAAAGTCGATCTTGTATGAGCCTCCACTACATGCATTATAAGCTGTTTTAATGTAGTAATCATATAAATTACCAGAGCAATCAGGGTCATTACTTGAAATTGCTCTTATTTTGCCGTTAACAGAAGGATATAAACTATTCATGTAATCGCACTCTGAATTTTTTAGCTTTGTTAAATAAATGATATATCCTATCATAAATATTAATAGAATTAAAATAAAAGCAATAATCATGTATGCGACAAATTGTTCATCCATATTTTTTAAACTGCTTAAATAATCGGTTGTTTGTGGGCTTGACATTATCTAATATAATATATTATTTTTTATTGAAAGTTTAAAGGAATATTTAGGCAGAATTTATCTTTTATTTTAAAAGTAAGGATAAACTACTTAAATATAATATTTGTATATAGTATAAAATAATGCCCCGTCTTTGCGATTTTGAAACTTGTAGAAAACAAGCTAGCTATGGAGAATTTTATGGTAAGCCCTTACGATGCAATCACCATAAAGAAGAATATAGATTAGTTAGTCAATTATGTAAAAATGTAGATTGTAAACAAAGAGCATCTTATAATCTAGAAAGTGAATCAAACGCATTGTATTGTGCTATACATAAATTAGAAGGAATGGTTGATAAAATACATAAATCTTGTATTTATTCTGGTTGTAAAAAAATACCAGGATTTAATATTGAAGGAGAAACAAAAGCGTTATATTGTGCTACGCATAAATTAGATGGAATGATTAATGTTGTAAATAAAAAAATTTGTATTCATCTTGGTTGTATAAAATTAGCGGGTTTTAATGTTGAAGAAGAGTTAAACCCATTGTATTGTGTAACTCATAAGTTAGATGGGATGGTAAATATAAAAAATAAAACTTGCAATTTTAAAGGATGTAAAGTTCAACCTACTTTTAATGTTGAAGGACAACCAAAAGCATTATATTGTGCAACACACAAATTAGATGGAATGATTGATATTATTTCTAAAACTTGTATTTATCCTAGTTGTAAAAAACATCCAGCTTATAATGTAGAAGGTGAGACTAAAAGATTATATTGTGTAACTCATAAGTTAGATGGGATGGTAAACATAAAAAATAAAACTTGTAGTTGTAAAGGATGTAAAGTTCAGCCAAATTATAATTTTAAAGGAGAATTACAAGCTAAATTTTGTAATAGTCATAAAGAAGAAGGAATGATTGATGTAAAGAGTAAAAAGTGTAAAGCAAATTATTGTTTAGGTACATCAGCAAATCCTAAATATAAAGGATATTGTTCTTCATGCTACCAAAATTTATTTCCGATTGACCCATTAAGCTTACAAATGCGGTCAAAAACAAAAGAAATTGCAGTTCGTGATTTTATCAATATAATTTTTGAAGGATTTCAACATGATACACCATTATGGACTGGTAATTGTGATTGTACCCATAGAAGAAGAATTGACCATAGAAAATTAATTGGTAACACTCTTTTATGCGTTGAAACGGATGAAAAACAACATAAAAATTATGATGAAAAAGATGAGGAGATTCGGTATGATGATTTGTTTATGTTACACAGTGGCAAATTTATTTATATTCGGTTTAATCCTGATAAGTTTAAGAACAAAGATGGTAAATCCTTAAATCCAACTCTTTATACTCGGTTACCTATTTTGAAAGAAGAAATTGAAAAACAAATAGAGAGAATAAAAAATGAAGAAAATATTGAATTATTAGAAATAATTAAATTATATTATAATGAATAAAGAATTAAAAAATTAATATATTATATACATAACATGGCTGGCGGTCTATTAAATCTAGTTTCAGAAGGAGCTCAAAATATACTATTAAATGGAAATCCAGAGAAGACATTTTGGAAAACTACTTTTAAAAAATATAGTAATTTTGGGATGCAAAAATTTCGTCTTGATTACGAAGGCACACCATCATTAAATTTAACAACTGAGTCTACATTTGTATTTAAAGTAAAACGATATAGTGATTTGCTCATGGATTGCTATATTAGTATAGCAATGCCGACAATTTGGAGTCCAATTTTGCCTCCTCAAGCGGTCGAACAATCAGATGGCACTATTGTTTATACAGATTGGGCGCCATACGAATTCAAATGGATAGACAATTTGGGTGCACAAATGATTGAACGTATTACTATTACTTGTGGTAATCAAAAATTACAAGAATACTCAGGTCGCTACATATTAGCATCCATGCAACGAGATTTTTCTACACAAAAAAGAGCATTATTTGATGAGATGACAGGAAATGTGCCTGAAATGAATGACCCAGCTAATGCGGGTTCAAGAGTGAATGCATATCCAAATGCATTTTATACTTCAAATCCAGCTGGCGCACAACCATCTATCAATGGAAGAGTATTGTATATTCCAATGGGAGCATGGTTTAACTTAAAAACACAAAATGCATTCCCTTTAGTATCTTTACAATATAATGAGCTTCAAATAAGCGTGACATTTAAGCCAATTAATCAACTATTTAGAATTCGTGATGTATTGGATTACAATAATGGATTTCCTTATGTAGCACCAAATTTTAATCAATATTATATGCAATTTTATCGTTTTTTGCAAACTCCTCCTGATGAAATATTGGGACCAAATTCATATGTGGATACGAGAACAAATTTCAATGCGGATATAAATTTAAATTGTACTTATTGTTTTCTCTCTAATGATGAATCTAAACTATTTGCCAAAAATGAACAAAAGTACTTGATTAAGCAAATATATGAGAAACCTTATTACAATATTACAAACCAAAATAAGGTGCAACTAGATTCTATTGGAATGGTAATTAGCTGGATGTTTTATTTTCAACGCAGTGATGTAAATTTAAGGAATGAATGGTCAAATTATACAAATTGGCCATACAATTATATGCCAGTGGATGTTATTCCAGCTCCTAGTGGAGGAAATTATCCAAATCCGGACCCACTAGGTCCTACTCCAATTGGCCCAGGTACAAACCCAGATGGAAATCAATCAGGATTAATGATATCTGGTACTTATAACCCACAAAATATAAAAAATATTTTGGTTGCTTTGGGTATTTTATTAGATGGTCAATATAGAGAGAATATTTTGCCTGTAGGTGTATATAATTTTGTTGAAAAATATACCAGAACAGATGGTTTCGCACCGAATGGATTATATTGCTATAATTTTTGTTTAGATACATCACCATATTCATTGCAACCATCAGGAGCTATGAATATGAGTAGATTCACAAATGTAGAATTTGAATTTACAACCATAAATCCACCTGTAGACCCGTATGCTCAAGTATTAACAATTTGTGACCCAAATACTGGAGAAGTTGTTGGTATAAATAAACCAACATGGCGTATTTATGATTACAATTATGATTTATATGTCATGGAAGAGCGTGTCAATATGGTTATATTTGTTGGCGGAAATGCAGGGCTTATGTATGCGACTTAAGTTCTTTAAGTATTTTAAAATTAATATATTTAAAGAAAAAAATAAATAATGAAATATAGTTTACAATACAATAATAATTAATATTACTATTAATCAAAATTATATTTAATACAAACGAATTTATATATATTATTTTTGTATTCTTCAACAGTTTCTCTAAAATAATTAATAATACTATTATAGTCACTAGATATATATTTTATTTCTTCATTGATTTGAATT